GAGCTTCATGAAGCAGGATCTGAGATTCCTGAGCCAGTGTCTGAGCAGCAGTTAATGCATTCTGAGGAGCATAGGTAGTAGCTTGTTCAGTAGCCAATCCAGTCTGAGCTACAACCAAAGCAATTTTAGAAGTCTCAGCTAGTATCTGAGCATTAATCATAGCAATCTGAGCAGCTATCAAATCCTCTTGGATTACTAGAGCAGCAGCTTGGGCTTCCAGTAAACTATTCTGACGAGTAACAGTACCAAGTACATTCTCAGTCCCATTGAAGCCTAAGCCAAGAGGAATGGTATTATCAGTAGCAGCTAACTCAGTAACTGTCTTCTGACGAGTCAATCCTATCTCAGCATTAAGCCTTTCTACTTCTTTACCAGTGGTAAGATAAGAGACAGATGCCTGTAGAACAGCAGCCATTGAGCCAAGGTAAACAGTAGCATACTCCTTACCTGTTACCCTACCTTTATTGAATTCATCTGCTACATGCAGCGATACAGACTTCATAAGGACATCAAACACACCAGTACCATTAAGGGCACCAGTGGTTAGATCATCCAATACAAGTGATCCTGGAACTGCTTCACCTAGGGTTAATGGGGTAAAAGGAATAGGCATAATTTAACTCTTAATCAATGCTGTTGTTGAGAGCTTGCTGCATAGCCAGATCTTTCAATTCAGCTTCAGTCAAAGGAGGCAGTACAACTACATTGTATTCTTTAACCAGCTTACCCTTACGAGTCTTCTGACGCGATACAGGATCAGTAGTTGTATAGAATACTTGACACTGACTATCAAGCAAATGCTGATAAATGACATTAGGGATATGGTAGCCAGCATCATTATTGAAAGGTACATACTTACGTACACTACCAATAACTCGATTAGAGACAGTAAACAGCTCACCTTCCCATACTTGCTTGGCAGGATTCATACAACTGACAACTACTCGAACCAACTTAAGAGCATCATCTCTATGATTCTTATTTTTCTGGTATTCACTCATTTCAGGTATGCGAGCTATAAGAGAAGGAACAGGTTCATCTTCCTTGGCTCCAGAAGTAAGCTGTGCTTCGATCTTAGCTTTAAGGGTATCAATACCAATGGCAGGATGGAACTTGATCCCCATGATTGTAGCTCGTTCTTTGAGCAAGTTAAGTTCCTGCTCAGCAAGAATAGCTTTGGAAGTATCTTCAGTTGAGGTCTTGGTTTCGGTTTCTTTTGTGTCCTGGGTTTCACTCATGGGATTACCTAATTATATAATATTTATAAAACCCTCTCCCCAATGAAGGGGAGAGGTATTCTTATTCAGATCAGACGCGAGCTACAGTCTTAATCAGACCAAGACGCTCAGCACGAAGAGCCATGAAGCCGTAGTACCATTTGATACTCATAAGACCAGACTCACCATAGGGGTCAGTCTTATCTACAGTATCCTGACCAGGCTTCTTGTGATAGATTTTGAATTTGACAGATTTACCGTCAGTGTAGAAACCAATGGTAGTAAACGAACCCTCACCAATGACCAGCATGGGGTATACATTGTAACGCCCACCAGAGGTACGGTAGCCAGCGTTAGCACCTTCCATTGCACCAGCACCTGCCCAATGAAGCATCTCAGGTACTACAACAACTCTAAAGGGACCAACGGTACCAATCTCACCATTAACAGTATCACCTGAAGAAGCGTAATGCTGAATCGGGATAAAGGCTGCATTGCTGAAGTGGTCTACGATACGCTCAATAGTAGGAACAAGCTCTGAGCCAATGTACATAAACCGGGCAGAAGGAATGGTCTTGGTATCAATCATCCGGCTACCAGTGACAACCTTGGTATGCTTGGGAGTACGATTGTCATCCAGGATCAAGCTCAGTCGGCTCAAGTCATCGTAGTCAACTTCACAGACAGAATTGGTAACACCAGAGACAGTGGCATTCGAGGTAGCTGCACCAGCATAACGAATGGTGGTAGCTGCATTCAAGAGATCGATCTGGAGAGCATCCTCAGTCATCTCATTGGCACCGAAGAGCATCTCACGATTGATGTGAGACTCAAGCTCGTCATCGGTATCGAAATCCAGAGACTCCTGGGTATACTCCTCAAAGAAACCAAACTTCTCAAACGTACCTTCCAGCCCAATACGCTTAAAACCTACCCGGTTAACACGGCCACCAGTCTCAGAGAGAGCCGGAAGCTTGGAGGTAATAGCACCAATATCTTTACTGGAACCATAGAGATTACCAGAACGAGCTTTGGAATAAGCACCACTCAAGAGCTGGCAGGCAATAGCGGCAGCAGCAGCCGAAGGATAGGTAAGGCTTGTATTGTCGAGAGTGATAACACCAGCAGCTACAGTGGCAGTAACTCCATTGGTATCAACTTCGATGTAGGCCTTAATAGCTGCGTCATTCTTAAGAGTATCCGAAGTAGCCAGGTTAGCCCCAATAGCACGAGCAGCTACCAGGAGATACCATTTGTCATCTACAGTAGAATAGACAATATCACCGGCAGCATGAGCAGCAGTAGTTACTCCACCGTTAGCTTCAATATGCAGAGCAGTATTTTCAGCACGAGGAGCAAAGACAGCATACTCAGTAGTGGCAATGGTAACACCAGCAGCATCAATACCCTGGTCATTAACATTACGGTCATCCAGCAAAGGCATGTAATGGTAGAGCTTAATCTTCTTACCAAAGTTCTTAGGCATCTTGGTTACATCTGCCATCGGAGAGAAGTACTGCTCTTTCTTCAGCTCAATGAGAGCTTTCTTTTGATGATAATCAGTTCGGATCTGGGTACCGATGGTAGATGCACTTCCACCAACCGGATCATTATACACTTGTACAGTCATGGTAAAACTCCTTTAATTCAATGCGATTTATGATACTTTGGTATACGCATTGGCAGGAAGCTTACTAAATTCATCATCTGGCATAGACAACATATTAGTTACTGGCTTAGGAGCTATGCTCTTCTTCGCCTGTGGTGCTCCTGCTGCAATACGCTTAGCGTTACGTTTAGCTTCATCATTCTTCTTTTGAGCTGTATCGTTTGCATTGACTACAGGAGTGGTATCTTCTTTTTGGTTCAATAAGCCTTGGTTGTTCAATATATCCCCAACTTGCTTATATGCTTCCAGATCAGATACTCCATTAAGTTTACCGAGACTACGTGCTCTGTTTACTTCACTCATTACTTTGTCATAGATACCACTGCCAATATGCCCATTGATTAATTCAATAATGTGAGGCTGAGCAGCTACTACCTTACGACTATCACCATCCCAATCTTTAGTGACAACGCTTAGAGTTCTAGCATAAGTAGGAGTCTCTTGAATATTTTCAAGAACTGTCTCCAATTGCATCTCTACATCACTGACACTTGAGGTCTTTGGGATATAGTTAGTTTCACTTGATACATCAATATCAAGAGGATCAATTCCACTATCCTTAACTAACTTCTGGATAGCAGAAGGATCTTTCTTAGAGAGGTCAATAAGGTAGCCTAATTTAGACTCGTCAATATCATTCCTTTCCAAGAGTTTAATCAACTTCAAAGAAGGCTTAAGAGCAGCCATCTTCTTATGATAATTAGCCCCCATCTGCATGAGGGTAATAATCTCTTCAGTATTTCTAACCTGGATCTCTCCACCATTAGCCTTAAATGGTTTGGTTAATTTCTCATATTCACTTTTGTAATCCACCTCTTGAAGTACTTTCTCATTCTGAATCTTTGGATCATTAACTTGATCCTCTGAACCAGAAACAGCAAGCTTCTCAGTAGAGGTATCTTCGGGTAAATCACTTGATACGTCCCCATCTGAAGTATCGTCAGTATCACTAGAATCAGACTCATCAGCAATAGGATCAGTATCAGTGCTTCCATCAGTAGATACTGGTTCATTCTCAATTACACTTGGTTCAGGTAGCTTATCGAAATCCTCATCAGAGACACCTAGTACACTCTCTTCAAGTTCTTTTGGTTCAGTACCAGTATCTTCAGCCATAATTAGACACCTTCACCAAGGATAGCTTCACGCTCAGCTTCATCATCAGCAATAGCTGACAAAGCCTGATCACCCATAGCCAGGGTCATACGCATGAACTGATCAAGCTGACCTACAGCAATGAGCATCTTATGAAGGGTTTCCTGCTGCTCAGTCTTCTGCATGACAGGATCAGCCAACAGCTTTACAGTTCGCGATACTTCGGTTTGCATGTAATGATCAAGGAACACTTTCTTGAAATCTTTATTCTTGAACAAACGTCTAAGAGCTTCAGCCATAGAGACTA